CAACTCTCCCCGGTCGGTGACTTGGCTGGCCGGCACGATCCGCTCGCCCTCGTGGGCGACCAAGCGGCCGGCCTCTTCGATGAAGCCACCGGTGGCGGCCGTTGGGACCGCGCCACCAGAACTCGGCGGCACTGGCTGGCCCGGCAGCCCGTCAAGCACGTCGTCGATCCCACCCGGCAGCGTCGGCACAGAGATGCCTGAGCCAGGGCCACTGCCACTGTCGTCACGGTCGTCTTCATCGCCACCGCCGCCACCGCCACCACCCGACGGAATGCGAATCAACTCACCGGTTCCAGGGTTTCGGATAACGTTTGGATCAGATAGGTCAAGACCGCCCTCGTTGGTGCCGTTGCCCCCACCGCCACCAGCACCACCGCCGCCACTGCCATCCGGCACGCACATCTGCAAGGCGGGGTCATAGGTGTATCCCTCGCGGCAGTTGCCGGGCTGGTCGGGGACGTACGCCTCGCGGAGTTGTTCACCGCCACTCGTTGTGTCGTCCCCATCCGACTCTTCCAGGCGCTCTTTGGCCTCTTCGATGGCGTTTGAGACCTTGTTTTTGAGCGCGCCCGGGAGGCCGGTCACGCCACCGACGATGGCGTCGACAATTGCCCCGCCGGCCCCTTCAAGCCATTCAGACGCGTTCTTTTTGACAATCGGAACAACGTCTTCGATGCCTTCTTTCACGGGCGAATTGCCGACCAACCCCTCCGCCAGGCCAGTCACACCCTCGACGATCCCATTGACGATCGCCGTGCCGACGGCTCCTACCAGTTGCGGGACGTTTCTTGTGAGCCATGTGACCGCGCTGTCGAGCATCCCCCAGATTTCTGAGTCTTTCCCACGCAGCGGGTTGACGAAGTCGATCAGCCCGTCACGGATCGCCGAGCCCACGCCCTCCGCAGCAGCGCCGAGCAAATCTGGCGCAGTATTTGAGAGGAACACGTCAGCCTGATCGACCAACTCGGTGAGGACGCCTGATTTTCCGCTTGGTCCCACGAGGATGTCGCTCATTGAGACGAGTGCGTTGCCCGCACTGTCGGCGAGCGCGTCCATCCCTTCGGTGATGACCGTAGTCCCCTCGGAGCGGAGCCAGCTTTGGGCGTTCGTGACTCCGGAGTCAACGACACTGGTCAGGCCACCAGATCCGCCCGAGCCGACCAGCGCCGTCTCGATTGACGACAGCGCACTATCAACCGACGACTCCAAACTGTCGAACCCGCTGGCCCACTTCCCGCTGGCGAGTTTCGTGACCGTCGACCCAAGGCCGTCCATCGCCGACTCAACATCGTCAAGCGCCGACTGTGCGGTTTGGTTCGTGCTGATGAACGTCTGGAACTCACTGCTGGCCGTCTGGAACTCCGTGACGACGGTGTTGGCAGTCTGCGTGACGGCCGATCGGACGTTTTTGAAGCCGGTAACGTCTTGGATCAGATTGTTCGTTTTTGTCCGGATGTCGCCGACGTTATTCGACCACGCGAAGCCAAGCGCCCCAACCGCGGCCGTCACAGCACCCAGAATCGGGTTGACCGTCGCCAGTTTCGTCGCGATCGCGCCGATGGCCGGCGCCACCAGCGATGCTTTCTGGGCGAGGTCCTGGGTCTTCGGCGAGAGATTACCGAAGGCATCGGCCGCCTTACCGGCCAGGTCCGCCGCCTTGGTAAGCCCGGGGACCAGAACGTTCAGCGCGGTCAGGCCGAACTCGTTGATCTTCGGGATGGCGTCACCGACGGACGAGCCTAACTGTGGGAGGAGGGTGACGACCTTCGCGGCCGTGTCGTCCATCGCCTCCAGCGCGGGGACGGCGTTGGTCGCGACCGCACTGCCGAGGTCGCGGATCGCCGGCAGGGCGTTGCGCCCCATGTCCATGACTTGCGCCGTGATCTTCGGGATGACGCGGAACGCGACGTTCCCGGCGTCCCGGAGCGCGTCCGCGAAGGGTTGGAGCGGGCCGATGGCGGCCTGCATCTCGCGGATGAACGCCGGAAGCGTATTGATCGTGTCTTGGATGAGCGGGACGAACTCCGAGCCGAGCGTCATCGCCGTCTCGTGGAGCTGCTCGCGGGCCGGCTGCAACGCTTTCTCGATGCTGCCGACTTGCTGCTCATACGCGTAGAGCCCGCCGGCCGCAACGGCACCGAAGCCCGCGCCGGCGCCGACCGCGGCCGTGCCGAGTGCCCCCAGCGTCGCCGTCAGTGGGACGGCCGTCGCCGACAGCGTCGCCAGCGCCGGGATGAGCGACGCCGTCGTCGCCGTTGAGAGCGCGGCCGTCGACGTGGCCGCGCCCGTCGTCGCGGCGCTGTAGGCGCCCATCTGCGTCGCTGTCTGGCTGGCCTCGTCGCCGAGCCCCTCGACCTTGCGGCTGGTCTGGCCGGCCTGCTGGCCCAGCTCGTCGGTCCGGTTGATAGCAGTCTGGAGCGGGCCGACATAATCACCCACGTCGGCTTCGACTTTCGCGGAGAGTGGATTCGATGGCATGGACAATCAGTCAGTGGATGCCGAGGTCGGCGTACATCTCGTCGCGGGCGGCCTGCTGGCCCTGTTTGTGCTGTCGTTTCTGCTGGGTGAGGCGACCGTCGCGTGTGCTGCCAGACTGGTCGCGTTCGCGGATGAGCCACCCCAACTGCAACCGGGCGAGTTCTTGGGGGGTGAGTTGAGCGACCTCCCGAAACGAGAGCCCGCACTCGGCATGGAGCCACGCATCGAAAGCCGCCTGTGACTCGGCGGCGCTCAGTTTCCCTCGCCCCCGCCCGCGCCGCGGGCCTGGAGCGCCTGGATGAACTCGTCGCTGTCGCCGGCGTCGAAGAGGCGGGCCATGATGGTGTTCGCGAGCGCGTCCGTCACCGCCGGTCGAACGTCCGCCCACGTCTCGCAGCCGAAGTCGCCGGGCGTCAGGTCCGCGCAGAACTCGTCTAAGAGGTCCGCGGTCAGCTCCTCGCCGAGGTCTTCGCCAGCGCTGTCCAGGCGCCGCAGCCACTCGTTGCGCTGGCCCGTCGTCGCGGGGTAGATGTCCACGTCGTAACTGTCGCCGTGGATCTCCACGCTCTCCTCAACGGGCAGGAGGTCGCCGTCGCTGTCACGGTCGTGAGAGAGGGCAGTGATGTCTGCGTCAGTCATCACTCACCACCTCCGCCGTGACTTCGGCACTGGTTTCAGCCGTCCAGTGGACTGCGGCGTTCAGACAGTCGCTGCCACCACACCACGGGCAGACAAGCGACGGATCGCGTGATCCGACGAATAGCGATTTGTCTGCACAACTTGCATCGTATCTGTATAGATCAAGTGCCATCGGTGATCAGTTACTGGAGAGGGAGATGGCCGGCTCACCGGACGCGGCGAGTGTGATGCCCTCGCTGGCGACGGCCTGGTCGTTTTCGACCGTCCGGGCGGGCGGGCTCTGGTCGACGGTATTGTTGAACGTGACCGTCCCGCCGGAGAGTTCGTGTTCGAGGTTTGCCTGGACTTTCTGCAGAGCCTCCATCATCGCGTCGTGGCTCATGAAGCGCCCGGCGATGTCGACATCGACCGTGGCAGTCCGGTTGCCAACGTCGACCGAGGGCGCACGCGTCGTCTGCAGCGAATCGGTGTTGATCTCGTTTTCGATCGCCCACGACGCGCTGTTGACCCGCGGCGCGACCGACTCGCCGCTGGGGCGCTCGAAGCGATCGCCGAGGAAGTGCTCGAAGCTGGTGCCGATCGCGCTGCCGCGGCTGCCAGCCCCGAGCGTCGGGACGCCACGGTCGCCGTCGACGGGCTGGTCGTCGTCGCTGTAGGTCAGCCCGCCAGTGATCTCCAGCAGGACGTTGCCCGAGCCGTCTTTGATCGTTACGTCGCCCTCCGGCGGCGCCGACAGCCACGCGGCGTCAATGTCGCTGAAGGATTCCGAGCCTGTGACCGATGTGGTGCCGGTGAGCGTGATCGTGTCCGTCGTCCCCCCGCCCTCGGACTCGACGGAGAGGTCCATCGTGTCCGCGTCGTCCGTGCTGACGACTTCCAGCGTCGTGCCGCCGCTGGGCGGCTGGTGGATCTTCTGCGAGCGGACGCGACGCGGCATCAGGTCGGTTTCGAGGAGGATGGGGTTCTCGGCGCTGGGGTCCAGCGTCGCCTCGGCGGTCTCGATGGCCGCGCCGCGCACGACGGTATACTCCCGGACACCCTGGTCGTTGACGCCGCCAGGGTACTCCCGGCGACCGAGGAGGAGGAGTGTGTTCGGGAGTTGGTTCTGGTCGTCCCGGACAATGCCATACCCCGCGAAGTCGTCGGGGTCGCCGTTGCCGTCGACGACCAACTCGTTGCTCGCGTCGGAGTTGTCACGGAGGATGAGCTGGGCGTCCGCCGTCAAGGCGGTCGAACCAATGAGGTCGAACCACACGCGATAGATGCGCCACTGCTTCCCGGGCACGCCAGGAACCCGCGCGATGAGCTTGGTGTTGCTATTGGCGTTTGACAGTTCGTAGGACGTCCGCGCCTCCGTCCAGTGGTATCGGTTGTCGGTGCTCCCGCCCCCGGCCGAGACAATCCACTCCAGCGCCTCGCCACTCGGCCGGGCGGTCGGGTATTTGATGGTGACCGTGTCTGACGCGCGGGAGGTGACCCAGAAGTCAGTCGACGCCGCCTCCGACGCCGCAATGACCGAGACGGCGGTCGTCCCGAGGTCGTGCTGGAGCGTGTATTCTGAGGTCGCGCCGTCACCGGTCGACGTGACGAGCGAGGCCGTCGGCGCGGTCGTGCTCGTGCTGCCACCCGACGCCGAGACGGTGACGGTATCGCCCGAGACAGACCCACTCACCCCACTCCCGAGGTTGAGCGTCTGGATGTCCGACGCCAGCGCGGAACCGTCTTCGTCGACGTCGATGTGGGTATCCGTGTCGGCCGCGCCGATGTCGAGTGTGGCCGTCCCGTCCCCGTCGTCAGTGAGGTCCGCCGACGCCGCGCCCGACGTCGTAAAGAGCAACTCGGTCGGGTCGGTGAGCGACGTGGTGCCGTCTGAAAAGTCCGTCGCGCCGCCCGTCCCACCACCCGTGACGTTGAACGTAACCGAGTCGTCGCCGTCGTTGACCGCCTCTAATCCCGTCCCGGCGTTGAGGTCCGGTGCAGAGGGCGAGACTTGACTCCCGTCGTTGGAGACGCTGGCGAAGCCGGTGATGAGCGAGTCGATGTCGATCTGGTTGCCCGAAGAGCGGTCCTCCAGAATCCCGCCCGCGATCACGTCGGCTTCGAGCCGCCCCGCACCCGTGACGTCGTTCCCTCCGGCATCGATATCGGATGTGAGGTCTCGGGTAGACAGCGTGGTTGCATTGACGGTTCCGAGCGTCCGATCAACGGAGAGGTTTTGGTATCCCTGTGGGGGAGATGTGAGTTTGACTCGTCGCCCGTCAATGGTTCCAAAATCGGCTTCCCATTCAACGAGATACTGCCCGTCCTCTGGCGTATCGTTTTCGCTTAAATCATATTCTAACTCACCATTTTTATCGTCAACGACGCTTGCAGTATCGTTGATGACGAGTTGACCGGAGGGGGTTTCAACGTAGATACGGACGGTGTCGGGAGCCCCATACGGCCCGTTTTCGCTTAGATCAACCGCTACTTTGTCCTCATCAACAAAGGTATGGTCAACCGTTGGCGTGTCGCTTTGTTTAAAAACGTCCGCCATGGTTAATTATTCACAATTGAGGTGACAAACGACAAATTTGAAATGTCCGTTTCGGCTTGGTTAAGCGCGTTTATGAGTGCGTTTAGCTGTTGTAAATTCAGCGACTTTCCGATTTTTTCTGTCGGTGCGTCCAACCCCGTGCGTGTTGCGTCCCCATTACTGAACGAATAGGTGACTGTGATTGGGACTTCGCCAATGGTGAGATGCACCCTGGCATTAACCGGTTCCCCATTTTCGAACCGGACGTCAATCGAGTCGGTCATACTAACGTGCTAACTCCGTAGCCTATTAAGAGATAGCACGATACGCGGGTCACAGCCCCTGCAATATACCCCCCTTTCGGGTACCACCCTTTTTCGATGTTCTTCCCCTTGGCGTAGCCTTCGGGGAGGCCACCCCAGTCTTTGAAATCCACAAACCCATGATAAAACCCAACAACGAAGCCATGCACTTCGCCAGAATACGAAAACGCACCATCGCGTTCTGTGTCTGCTTCTGTCGGTGCGCCCGCTTCCTTAATCCGTTTAAGTAGTGTATCAATCATCGGTTGAGTTTTGGCCGTTTGCATCCACATCCACCGTTACGGATTCGCTCTGATTGATTGCATCAACCACGTTATCCACGCGGTTCTGAATCCGATTGAGACGTTTGTCAACCTGTTCGTGTTCTTCTTTCCGGTCAATCGCGTTTTGCTCTATCTTGTCGTCAACATCGTCGACCGTGTGGACTAATCCACTGTCAGTGTCATCCTCTGCGACGCCAAACAAGACCGCACGCATTGATTGGACATCTGGTTTGACATTGACCAATATCTCCCGGTACAGACTAGAGATGAGTGCGATAACGACAGTCACACCAATCGTGAGGATTCCTAAGAGGACTTCTACCATCGCCATGCAATTTTGTGTGACTGTCGGGATAAAAATAATCGCGTATCTCAGACACTCCGAGCGACAAACAGATGATTGGTCTCGATCTCAAACGCACTTGTTTTGCTAATCGGCTCAATCACAATCCGACTAAGCAAGTCATCAACGCTGTTCTCTTCCCCGAGTTCGGAAATGTCGTTTCCATTGGCGTCTGCCGTGGTGAGCCGTGTGACCACGTTAGACGTGCCTGTTGTCCCATCTGTCGTGCTTACTGTTTTCTCGATGATCTTGTTCCCCAATGCAGTGTCTGTTTCGGCAGCGTCCGCTGTCCCCGTTCCATAGGCTGTTGTCGTCGGGATGTCTCCCGCCCCGTCCACCCACTGGTTCCGGACTTCTGTTTGCCCCGTTTCGGTGATAACACCCAGGTTCTGTGGGTCGTCATCAATCGTGAGCGTGCAAGATACCGAGTGTTCAACGTTTGAGCTATGCAGACTTGGGTCAAACGTTGCCCGGACTAAGAGCGTTCCACTCGAATCGAAAAAGCCGAACTCGGTAAGGTTACTCCCTCCAGCCGCCCCCCCAGACGACAGCGTGCCGGTAAGTGCAATCTCAAAACTGCCGGACGCGGATGCAGTGCCGCTTGTGGTTGCAATCTGCGTTTCAAGGGCGCTATCGCCAATTGTCGCACTATTTGTTCCCGTCCCGAATGCCAATTCATTAATCGTATCGGGGGATTCGCCTTGCCACGCATCCCTAAATCGGTTGAGTCCTTCCCTCGTAATGACGATGCTCTGAATTTCGGGGTTGGTCGTCCCACCAGATTCAAAGCCGAGTTCGTCACGACTCAACCCTGGTTGATCACGTGTCAACCCAGGCGTGAACCGCCCGCCCGTGAGTGCCGTCCGTGTGACCGTCGCAGACGCGTCAACGGTAATGCCATCGGTTAACTCAAGGAATTGGGTTGTATCGCCGTCGGGGTCCGCGTCCCGTGCATCAACCCGACTGACGTCATCCGAGAGACTCGCTAAGAGTTCGTCGGACGTACCATCGGTCTGCTCAGCGACGGTCAAGTCTACTTCATCGGCCCGCCAGCGATGTGTTATCTCTGCCGCTCGGAAGTCACTATCAATCTCTTTGTCGGGTATCTGCAGCCTGAACACGTCACCGGGGGAGATACCATACCGACCAAATGACGTCACCTCTCCCGTCTGGATTACACTTCTGTTTGTGAGTATCTGGTTGGCCTTGCGTTGGGCATTCTCTTCGGTCGTAATGTATGGATACGTTGCACTCGTCCCCAGTACGACGTTCTGTGCTGAGTTGAGTCGGTTCTTTAAATCCCGCTGTGCCGCGCGGTCTTCCACAACGACTGACTTTCGGTTACTCCCCTCATTGTAGAAGAGTCTGACTTTATTAACCGACCGCTTGCCCTCTGTCGGGAACTCATAATCAAACCAGTCGCCATCAAGGATGTCAGACGGAGCGTTCTCTGTTTCTCTCGGTCGGAAGAAAAATTCAAAGTCGTCATTGACGCCGTATTCTTCGTTCCCTGAGGCAATCGAAATCTCGTCAATGATCTGGTCTGGTTTGGCGGATTTGAACTCTAAGTCAGAGCTTAGTGTATCGTCATTGACCAGCGTGACGTTTGCAGCGTTCCACGTGACGGGCGTGAAGTTCTCAATGACATCCTGTAAAACGGTAGAGAACGCGGTTCCAGACGTAAAAGTATCATAGACGTCCTCTCGTCTGAGGAAGAAATCATACCCAACACACTCGACTTCTAAGATATCGCCACGGGCAGACTTCTCGCGTAAGTCCTGTGGAGTGACTGCAATCCAGCGGTTCCAATTGCTCCCATTATCGGTTGAGTATTCCAATTCAACGCGTTCCCCGCGTGGGTATCGACTTGCAGCGGTTCCGTCGGTGTCCTCAACCGTGAGTGTGGCGGCCTTGGCGAACCGATTAATCGAATCGGTGACTTCCAGGTCGTTTAGATTCGGTTCAATCTGACTTGATCCGATGAGTTGCGCTCTCCACTCTGCCATTATACTGTGATTGTTCGGAGTGTCACGTTTTTAATCCGTGCCATGCCGGGTTCAGAGGCGTTGATGATTCGACGGCCGGCTTCGCTTCCCGATGCAGCCACGTTGTATGTACTCAATCCATAGAGGTTATTGTCAAACTCTAATCGAAGGCCGTCGCGCTGGGTTCGATACCCCAAAATGTCCATAAGCGTCTGAGAATCTGCCCGTGCGGTGTCGGAGGTTAATGTAGCGTCAATCCCCCACTCGTCGACTGTGCTGCGCACTTTGTCGTAATACGTGGATTCATTCGGCCCATTAATGACGGTGGTGTTAGGCCGTCCAACCGTTCGCGTAAGCGTTAGTCCATCTTCTAGCGTCACTGAGTCGGATGTGGCAGGGTTGCGTATGGTGACACTCCCCGAGTCGTTAGCTAATGCACTCGACGACGTTGACTCTTCGGTTGCGACACCGCCAACCGAGTTGTCTACTCTGGTGAGATTTAGGTCAACAGTGACCCAATCCCGTTGACCGGGTGGGTAAGTCAATTCTAACACTGATTCTCCAATGGGAGCAACCGAGTATCTATCAAACCCCTCTAGATTGGATAGTTCAAGTGTGAGCTCCTCGCCCTCAGAAAACGGTTTGATAAGGTCTTCTGCAAGCCGCCGCGCCTTGCTATACGCGGTGTCTCCGTCAACGTAACCACGCAGAATGAACGTGTCAAGGCTCTGGAACTGGTCAGAAACTCGTGGATTGGGGCGTGAGACTTTTTTAAACTCTTGTTCGGGTTTGCCAACCGTCTGGATAACCGTGGGGTTGCCAGACTCTTGCGCCAACTCGAATGAGACCACTGTCGACCCACGGGAGAGACTTGCAGTGACCATTCTCACCGCCCCCGGTTGGCAACACTCGTCCCACGCCAGCGGTCTGTAGACTCGGCTACCTGCTTCCCGTCGATATTGAGTTTTGTCGTAATCTCTTCGGGGAGGACATCGGCGAGCGCCGTTCTAATATCCTCGGACGTCCGGCGCTGAATAGCGTTCTGTCTCCGGAGTCGGCTGTTCACCGCCTGTTGGTTCTGTGCAAGTCGCTGTTGTGTGTTTGACCGGTTCGGCATGGACATCCGGCCCAATGAGACCGCGCCAAAGCTAATCCCAGTCAATCCAGAGAACGTGTTGATCGTGTTGATGACGCTATTGATAGCCGATTCAACACTCTCGATGATCCCGTTCATGGCCATCACAACCATTCGGTGGGCTTCATTCGTCCAATCATCGAAGATAATCTTCACCCGCTCTCCGAGGAGTTTCGCCAGTGCAACTGTGTTTGCAAAGGAGTCCGTGAAGTAATCAAACATCGCCTCAAGAATCGTGATGGTGGTGTCACGAATCCCGCCCCAGTTGGTTATCCACGCCGCTGCAAAGGCGATAAGCGCGATTGCAACTGCGGCTAGTGTGAGCGGAATCCCGCCGATGATACCAATAAGTGTCCCAATCGCCCCACCAACGAAACTAGCAACACCACTGAGTAACCCCAACTTAGACAACACAAGGACTATCGGACCAACGATAAGCGCAAAGCCGGCTGCAAGGGTGGCTAGTGCCGCTCCGAAATCAGCCATTGGCCCCTCTGCTTGGGCTATTTTATTTGCAAATTCAAAGAGGAAGTCGGCAGAGAGTCCAAGTCTCTCCCGGAGGAAGCGGTCAATCTGAAGTCCAATAGACTGGATAATCGCGCCCAAACCGGCAAACGCCGATCCGACGAGTGGGACTGTCGAGAGAAGTCCACCGGCTGCAACAGCCAACCCAGTTGTCGCAACCTGCAACGCACCCGTAAACCGACCGGCGAAATCCTCTAACTCCTGTGAACTCTGTTCGGCTACGTCTGCCGTTTCTTCAAACTCGGTCTGTGCCTGTTGCATCCCGTCGACTGTCTCATCAACACCCTCGGGACGCAATGCGACGACTAACTCATTGACTTCGCGCCCGCTCATGTGGTTTCATAATATCGATGGTAAGGTAAACGTTCATGCCTACACTCAAACACACAACCACCACGCCAAGCGCGAATATTAACATGGCGGCATCGGCAGCTCCGAGGAACATCCACACACTCCCAAACGCAAGGACGATTAACGATGCAATCCATACCGCGAACTTTTCAATACGATTCATACATCCATCTCACGCCGTTCGCGGTTATGTTTTTCTATGAGGGCCTGTCTCAAGTATTCCTTTTCTGCTTCGGGGTAATTGACCACATTTGTGGGTCTATCCCCGACAATTTCGCACATCATCAGGAGGACTTGCCCCTTATCTGTCGTTGCGAAACTGACGCTGCTGCTCTAGCTCCTGTTGCTGCTCAAAGTACGGGTCCGTTGCCTTAATCATGCACTTGATCAGATTCGTACTTCCGTACTCTTGGTAATACTGCCGCCACACGTCGCGTGAGTCAAACCCATCCGTTTGGATTACATAGCACATCACTTCTACAACGCTATCAATGGCGTCGTCAAGTTCCCCTCGCTGATATTTTTCTTCTGCGAGTTGTGCTTTTTTCTCGATGTTGCCGGGGATGGTGTCGGTCACCGTCACCTCAATTCCGCCCGTAAGCGTGACAGTGTGCAAGTCATCCCGCGAGTCCTCAGCTTGCTTAAGTGCCTCAAGCGCGTTCTCCTCAGACTCCCGCATCTCGTTAGCGGCATTCTCAACAGCGTCACGCAGGTTGTCGTCCCGTGGTCTATCGGTACTCATGAATCACTTATGCTTGCGCATCTAGGTTACTAACTGTTTTCCCCGTCCCTGAGATGTCCCACACGATAAATTCGCCTTCGTCCGCGCCAAACATCGGGAGCGTCTCGAAGTACACACCATCAATTTCGACGTCATAGGTCGTCCCACCGCCAACCGTTGTGAACGTGCCAGTGAGATTAAACTCAGCGACGTCAGTTGTGTCAGTCACACTCGTCGCGGTGGTGGTGCTGTCACCCGCCATCCACGCTTGGGCAAACGCGGGGTCGAATGCAGCGACCGAGATGTCAACCGGGATTTCCAGTTCGCGCTTCTTGACAGCACTGCGTTCAATTGAGTCCCCGCTAAACAGTGTGACGTGATCGGCAGTCAGTTCAAAGGTAACTCCTTTGAGTTCTGCCACGACGTCCAAGCCGGTATCTGCGGAGTCGTTCACCGTGAGCGTTGCATCATCGCTGAAGAATACTTCGGCGGCCATATAAACACAATCTCGTGTGAGACTCTAAGAGGTTTGGCTACACATCCCGTAAAAAACGCAAGTCAATAGTGACGTTATAGACAAAGTGATTCGTAAGCCTCGCTTGACTCTGTGCTCTATTATCGGCTGCACTCTGCGGCCGAATCCGGTGCGCGTTGGTGAACGCTTCATTATCGTTGGCGTATGCAAACAGTTCGTTCACCACGTCAGACGCGAGTGTCGCACTCTCCGTTTCGTCCAACGTCCAACACTGCACTTCAACAGTTGACCGGTCACGGTTTCTGTCTGCATCAAACCCACTCAGTAAGTTAAACTCCGAATCAACCGGACTCCAGACATACACCGCTGGGTCTTTGTAGTGCTGTCTGCCCTGTTGCGATGTTTCCCACATGGCCTGCACCCGTGGCGTGGCGTTTGTCCACACACTCGGCGCTGCACCATCCAACAGATCAACTATCGTCTCAACAGCTTCAGAGGCGTTTGTGGTGACGCTCATACAGCCGTGAATAGGTTATCGAGTGGTATAGACTCCGGTGCATTATGGACGTCTCGGGCGTGGGCGTCTCGCTTGTCTTCACCCACGACTGTATGACAGTAGACACACTCGTACTGTGGTTGCTCTTGTTCGCTAGGGGCTAAGGTGTCGTTGAGTTTTTCAAGATTCCATCGGATTTTCTGGAGTTCGCTATACATGCCGACTAGCAAGGCTGTGCTATCGGCGTCTTCTAACTGGTGGTCGATGTCAGGGTCCGAGTTCATCGTCGAGATATTTATCCAGATTGTTTCGGTTTAAGTAGTCTTTCACGGCGTCACGACCGGGGCGAACGTATGGATGCGGGTCAACCCCCTGTTCGGCTATCTTCTGTTGAATGGCGTACCCCGCGCCTGGGTCTCCGAGTACCCGGTCCGCCCACTCAACGAGGGGTTGTGCCGGTGGCCAATAGGGTTCCGTCCCGAACTCCATTGCTTGCGCGTAGGGTTGAGTGTAGCCAAACTCAATCACGCCATTCCGTCGTTCCTCTGGTGGAAACGCAGACTGCTTGAGTGTGCCTCTGTCCTCCGGGGCGTTGTTCTGAGCGACAGCAAACCCCTTCTTCATGGCGTCAAAGATGCGCTTTCTATTCGCTTCTCTGACTGCACTCGGGGCGTTCTCACTCACCGTGACGTCGGTGCTCATTCCCAACATTAGCGGCTCCGAGCGATACCCAACCCTTGCCTATCGCGCACGTGTTTGAGTGCCGTCCGACCAAACCGCGTCTGTTGCAGGCTGTTAATCGCATCACCCGTGACGGTGTTGTAACTCACACTCCCCCCACCGGCACTCTCGGTCGTGGGTTCGCCGCCTTCGGCCAATTCCCACTTATGCGCGGCAAGGTTCTTGATGAAGATGTCACGGTCCCCGTCGATGGTGGGAAATCGTGCATACCGCCCGGTGTAAATCGTATTCGCCTCTGTCTTGGCGTCGTCAAGGAGTGCCTGTTTCTTCGTCGCATCGAGGTTCTCCCACCCGAGGCTATCAAGAGCTTCAACGTCTGAGACACTGACCATGGTGGTTAATCAAGGTACTCGGTTAAGGTTCTTTGTCGACCAAAGTACCCCTGCCATTCTAAGGCGACGCTTCGACCATTGATCGAATCGGTATTAGCCTCTGCGGCCATCCTCCGGAGCACTTTGTTATCCATGCGTTTGACTTCCTCGGTGGTCAATACCGGATCGCCGTTCCGCATCGGGCAGTCTGTAACCAGATTGGTGATACTCATACGCGCTTATGGCCTGTTAAGAAGTCCTCCATTTGGTCCCGGTCACTGTGCCCATTAATTTTATCCGAGTCAACTTCAACCGCAATCGACCGGATTTCTTGCCAGTCCATTCGTTCAAGTTCCTTTCTGCCGTATGAGTCATCGACGAACTCCTCAGTAGAGTCTGGGATGATACTCGGGAAGACTCTGCCCGTCATCGGTCTTTGAGGGTTCGGATGTCGATGTTATTCATCCCAAGGATGTCGATACTTCGGCTGAAGATATACGTCCGTGGGTTCTCCTCTCCGGTAATGCGTGCGGTGTCAAGGTCGTATTGAACCTGGTCCTCGGGGGCAAACGCCTCAACCGAAAACGCTGTCTCCCGTGCGTTTTGCCGAAATTCATGCCAGCGCCTATCAAGTCTCTTGGCATGTTCACTTCGATGGAACGTTACCATACGCGCACATATGTGGCAATATGGTAAAGGTTTAACTACCGTCTACCAGTCCTGAATCGTCGAGACGTCAAAGGTCACATCATTCGTCCCCGTGGCAAACGCAAGGATGACGATAATATCCCGACTACTGATTTCTCGTTTCTGGATTAGGTTGTCGGTTGACTGCCGCGACTGAGCACCCTGCCCCGTTGATGTGAGTGTGCCGTACCCGACCTGCCACCCGCCGGGGTCAGTAGTATCGGTTTGGAGTGTCCCGCTGCTATCGGCAATCTGTTCCACTGCCGTCGATGTCTCAATGACGCTATTTGTTGCGTTGAGTGCAAAGGGGGTGGAAAAATCAGAATCTTCTAATGGGTTCCCACCACTGTCTGCTACTTTTGACGGGTCAAACGCCTGTGCCGCAAGCCGAACGTCATTATCGGAAGAGTATTCAGCTGGACGCAACCGGCTCATTTGAACGTTAATGCGTTCTCGGTCGGGGCGACGCGAATCGCCTGGATGGGTACCCACGTATTTGCCGCATCAACGTTTGAGATACTCGTATAAGACTTGTCTCGCGTGAGTGCGGTCACCTCTCCAAGTGTCTGCACCGCCACAGACCCAACCGTGAGCGTCAATTCGGAACTACTTGAACCGCGCTCAATCGCAAAGGTAACGTGCGCGTTGCCGAACTCTGGGCCTTTGCCATCATCAACCGACGTTCGGCCTTTGATGGCATTTACCTGTCTCCCGTCATTGGTGTACGTTTCAGTAAAGGTCGCCTCACCAACGTTGTACCAGTTCAAGTCAATCGCAAGCCGCTTCCAAATTGTAATGGCTTTCTCTAATGTGACCACCTCACTGTCTTTTTTCTCACCCGCTCGGTACTCGGCAACTTCCACTTCGTCGTCGTTCTGGTCCGGCGTGTGGATGAAGAACCACCCGTCCCCATCGGCCATGTCGTTTTCAAGGTCCGGTTCGCCATAGCCAACAACCAGCTTATCCCCGGTTTCAAGACTCCGATTCAATTCAAACGCAAAACTCGGTTCAATTACATACCCAACGACGTAGCGGAAGCGTTCGGTCGTGGCAAGTCGGGCCACTTCCCCCTGTTCGGGTGTGATTTCATGCCCGTCGACAATCTCGTTAAGTTGGGGGATTGTATCGTATTGGATGAACTGACGGGTCCCATCGATGAACAGCCGCCAACGTTCGGGAGAGAGTGGATAATTCCCGGATAAGTCGGCTTCATTGGTGACACCCTTCGTGACTTGTGACCCGAACGCATCGCGGGCACCGAGAATTGCCTTCGTCCGTTCGTACTCTTAATTCGTACTGTTGAGTTCGTCGCGCATGGCTAACCACACTACGCACGCGCCAAAAAAGAGAAGCCTAAGTCGGATTACGTCGGCTGGTCGATGACGCCTGCACTGCGGGCCTGCGAGTAATCCTGGTCGACGTGGATACGCGCGTTGAACCCACGGAGGTCCCGAATCGGGTCATCGTAGTCCTTGACCTCGATGTCGTTGCCGTTCGGATTGTAGAGAATCAGGTGATTGTGCTCCTGTGCAAGGCTCCCAGCACCCCCGCCCGCCCCGCGGGCGTCAGTGACCCCCCACGTGTGGGCCCCGCCAGTCCCGCCGACGTTGCCGCCGTCGCTGTCGTAACTGTTGAGCGAAGTGGCGTGGTGCTCCATGTCAAGCAGCGGTTCAAACATCCGGTCACGGACAACCGAATCATCACCAGAGCGGTTGACAAACCGAAGCTGGTCGTTGCTGAAGACTTCTGTCCGGAACCCAGGCGTCGTACAGAAGGTGTCAGGGATGAAGTCCTGTCGGTCAATCTGCCCGTACAGGCTGTTGAGTGCCTGATAACCGGGGTCATCCTGCGTACTGTCAAACTCGACTGTGGACCCGTTACTCACGGCGTCGTCGACGGCGTTCGTAAGCCAGACTTCGTTGATCGAGTTTTCAACACGGCGGCCGACGTCCGAAACCTGCCGCTCAATAAGGTCGACAATGGCGTGGTCGACCATCTCTTCAGTGACGCGACTCCCCGCAGAGACCTTCGTGACGTCCCACTCGATGGTGGTGAACTTCTCAGCATCGTCACGAATCTTCGCGCCCTCTGCTGTCCGACGTCCACTGCGGTCGTCTTCGGCAATCGGGATGTCTCCCTTTCGCGTGTCGGGGTTGATGACGTTCGAGACGTCCCGCGCGATCTGTCGGCGTCGGGACCCCTCCATAATCGTCTCCAGCAGCTGGTTTCGGAAGAGTGTATCAACCTCTTCGTTCGTCGACGTGGCGAACAGCGTCCGCTTGATGGTGTCGTCAAGCGGTGCCCCGAGTTCCTCACCGCCAGCGCGTTCCTGCGGCTTCGCGGCAGAAAGCGTCTTAGGAACGCTCTCGTTGGCAAAGTCCGAGAGAATGCGGTAGTTGTCATCTCCACGACTCCCAGTAAACATGCGCTGGGATTCCTGTTCCGCGTCACGGTCGGTGTGCCGCGCTAAGAACCGATAGTCATTTTTTCGCTTGGCACTCGGCCATGCGCGGGCGAAGTCCTCACGACTCGGCCCCTGCGAGAGGGCCGCGTGAATCATGCCCTTGAATCGCCAATTGCCCCCCTGCGCGTGCGATGCAAGCACTCGCTTAGCCTCAAGTGTGGTCATTATGCAGTCGCCCCCTGTGCGCTCAGCACTTCTGCACGCACGAGTTCACCACTTCCCGAACTCCCCGTCTCGGCAAGGAGCACGCCATTGGACCCGGCGCTCGTTGCGACGGACTCAAACGTGCCATTGCCATCGGGGAGGAGTTCGTCACCGGCCGAAACTGCCTCGCTCACTTCAACCCAGACCTCAGTATTCGCGCCTGCGACAGCGACTTCCTCACCGGATGCAACGTCGTACAAAACGACTCCGTAGAAGTCGCCTTCGCCAGCGGATGACGAATCAACTGCCATATCCCCGCTAATCCCGACCGGCTCACGGAGTGTGAGCGCCGAATCAGCGGTGAAGCCCATAATCTCCTCACCGGAGATAAGGACTTCCTGTTCAAACGTGTGTTCACCTTGGTTGATGCTCATGCTATATACCCCTCTTATGTATGACTCCTAAAAGAGGTTCGTCTAAAATCCGCTAGAACGTCGTCCCGGTTCCGCTATCGTAATTGGCTGTTCGGTCGTTGGGGTCGGACCAATCAAACGCATCGGATTCCCCATCTGCCAGCGTCTTTGTCTTTTCCTCGTCTTCAATGTGAGACAGACGCTTATCGAGTTCGTCTTTTGCCTCTTGCAGTTCCGCCACACTCTCAGCGTCCGCGAGTTCGTCACGCGCGGCTTCAAGTTCGTCGGACATCTCGGACTGCGTAGTCATCGCTTCCTTCATCTCCTCGATCTCCCCCCAGAGGTCGTCAATTTGCTCTTCAAGGACGTCAATCGCGTCGTCGTCGCCATCGCCGTCCTGCATTTCCTGTTCTTCGTCTTCCTCATCCTCTTCGTAGTCGCCCATCTCCTCATCGGGTTCTTCGTCGACTGCTTCCTCTTCCATGTCTTCCTCGTCCTCTTCGTCCTCCTGAAGCAGTGCCGTAAGCGACTCCTTGACTTTCTTCTCTGTGGTGTCAAGATTCTCAGCGAGGGTTTTCAGCTTCTCATCGTCTTCGGTCAACATTCGCGCGGTCATACCCGTGTCTTGAGTATAAATCGCCTTATCACTATTGCTACTCATGGCCACCGCGCGTTTTGCGGTCTCTTTGTCAAAGCCGATGTTCTTGTCTGCTTGATTCATGACTAGCCCCAACCCGGTGAGGTACCCACCCGTGATTTCGGCTTCCGCGCGTGGGTGATCCGACTGCTCTCTGAGGTGTTCCTGTGGGTCTAAATCGAGTTCGACACTCGGACCACCGTAGCCTTCGTTCCCGCCGGAGTTGAGTGCATCCTGTAGTCGATTATCCGCAAGTTCACCGGCCGGGGTTGACGTATCAAGCACCACGTCACCCATGAGGGTATCGCCATTGACGCGGAGTGAGTTTGGGTCAATATGCCCCGCCACAGAGGTTTGATTCACCTGCCCAGTGGTCTTGTTGATGTCGTGCATGTCGTTCACGGGTGGGCCGTCATGCTCGGAGTCGTCCCACCGCGCTTCGATGTCGCTGAACGCATCAGAAGCGTATAGCGTGGGCGTCTTGCTCGCTTGGTCCGTCCACACACCTTCCGAGAGGAGTGCAAGGTTGTCGTAGCGAACCGTGTCGGACCCCAACTCCGTGCGTTTGATCGGCTCTGTGTTGAACTCTGCAAGGTGCAGGCGTGGACTTGATAGCAGGCTTGGCGGTGTCTCAACCGTTTCCACTTCCACACACTCGCCATTAACTGAGACTTGCCCGTCGGGGCAACTTGTGGTATCAATATCCGCCCCAAGCTGTCCTTTGTTTTTCATGCTGTTGCAAATCGCATAGGCGCGACTTTTGTCCATGTCGGGGTTGTCATCCAAAATGGATTCCACGCAATTGTCGACGTCCTCGGGCATAGAGGACAATCACGCCTCTATTGACTTATACATCCGCAAAGGCGCGAGGGGGGAACGCGCCCGAGTTGACACAGGAACCGTGGTCCGCGTGGAACGATGGAACACTCGGCGGCTTACGCCGCACGTGGGCCTTTCTCACACGCAGACTAATAACTATTGGTCGCTGTACCTCCGAAGCCAGATTGAGGCTTCTCTGTCGTTGTGTTCTTGCGCTTTCTGAATCGCTTTCTGAAGTTTCGGGTCGTTACGGGTGTCTATAATCGATAGAATCTTCTCGGCAGTCTTCTCACCCACGCCGTCGATTTCCATGAGTTCGTCTTTGAGGTTCACACCTACACTACACACCAACTGGTGTTAAAATTAGGTCATGTCTGGTGGCGCTCTTACAGGTTGCTTTCTCTCTCTGGGGTGGACCATCCAATCATCCGGGCGGGCAAGGTTATTGTTCATATCGGGGTCGTGGCTTGGTGCCTCTTTAATTAACTCTTTCAGTTGCTCTTTCGGCACTGGATCGCCGCCCTCGAATGGATTGGTCTGTTTAATAAGCCAGTCACATGCCTCTGTGGTTCGGGAGTCTTCTGACTGGGTGTTCCCAGACCAGTAAAACAGACTTTCGCCCAACCCCTGTTCCTCATACCCGTTCATCCGAGTGGTGTTGAGAATCCCGGCCGTCTCACTCTCGGCTACCAATTCGGCATAGTTCCGGTCATCAATAGAATCCAACTGCATGAGTTGGTCCGCTACCCCGTCAATCGTCCACCCGTCAGACGTCAGACTTTCAGTAAGGTACTCACGCAATTGCATCCGCTCGGAGTCGTTAATGCCTTCGATGTCACTAAACACACCCCCACCAGACAGTATCGTGTCTCTGATTCGGTCTTTGACGAACTCCGGTGTTGCACCCTCTGTGAAGTTGAGGATGCGCGTGTTGGTGTTCTCAAACGCCTGGGCATGCATATCCATCAAACTCCGCTCCCACGCCTCAAGGTGGCTAAAATCCGTATCACTTCCCAACTCTCTCCCCCCGAAGATGTTTTCTAACCCGTCGTCCGAGCCACTATCACCTGGCGCTCCGTATTCGCCTTCAAGATCATCCCGTTCGGGCAGGTTGAGTTTTGCACGCGCTTCGTTGGTCTCCATGTAGTCCCCGACTTTACTAATCAACTCAGCCATCTCTAAGTCTCCCGTGAGTGGGTCGTTGAGTTCCAGCTCCATATTTACCGTATGGTCAAACGGTGAGTAGTCCCGCACGACGGGGCGGATCACTTCGGTCATCCACTGATTCGTATACGTCCGTTGCGTGGCGAGGATGTCGAGTTTTAGAATCGTCTCTCGGAGTTTACTCTGTTCGCCAGAACCAAGGCCTTCACTTCCAAAGTCGACGGCTTCAATCGGAACGCCAAGCGCAAGGGCAAGCTGTTGTAGGTCGTTTGAGGTGACTTCTTCGAGTTTGATGTCACCGGGGTCCATCCGATCCAAGTCGACGTCCGGCCCAGTTGCAGTGACGGTGTCGCCCTTACTCCGGCGATCCTCGAATAACTGGATGATCCGTCGGAGTTCGTTATCGTCAAGTGGTGCGGCACCCTCTCGCCCGGCTTTGACATGCCACTCTGGGAATCCATGCATCTTAATGGCGTTCTGCATGGCCCGCTGATTCTCCTTATACTGCGTTATCTCCTCTTCACTGCGGAGGACTTGCGAGATACCGGTTTTGTCCCGTGCCGAACTCTTGTTGACGATGAAATGCTTGATGTCGTCGGGTTCGAATGACTCTCGATACGTGCCCCCTTTCCCGTGTGTTTCTTGTATCCAGTTTACAATTTCCCCATGCCTATCCGTTTGGGGGTATAAGGTATATGGCTCAACTGGGACAATACTGCCGAAATTGCCCCCTCTGGTTTCGGAGATTTCGACCGCTCCGTAGGGATACCAAATCGTGTCTTCCCCGACGTCCAAAATGATGGTATCCAGGTCGTTGAACGTGTCTTCAAGCCACGCCTCAAGCGTCATTGGTTCGCCATCGACGACTTCTTCAGTGGCTGCATCGTCTTCAACGTTCCATTCAACGCCCGTCCCGAAGTTCATGAGGGCTTTGGCGTGAACTAACTGTGCGACCAACCCACCAGAGTCACGGACGTCCTTGACTTCTCTGAGGCGTTCGTGGTCGATGTCCTGCCGCTTAAAAGAATAACTGTTGACCGTCCCCCCTGAGTCAACGCGTGTACTCGGAGATTGCAGCGTCCGACGCTTTGATGTGACCCAATCCTTCGCTAGGCCCGCGAGTTCGGAGCGAAGAGACTCATCTGACATACAACTGCTTTATATGGGCGTTTGGTTAGGGTTTTCCCTACTCGTTGATAGCGACGCCCGTGACGATGATGTCAATCGCCCCGCCGGACGTATTCTCGACGACAAGGTACATGTCATCCTCAGCACCAGCTTGAATCGCATTATGTTGGCTGATCCCCTCCCCGCTGAACGAATCCAAGGTGACACTCGCATCTGTGACGAGTGTATCTGGGTCGCTTGAGGTCTCGAGTCTGACGTCAACGGAGCCACCGTGACTAATCGCATGGACTTCGATGGCGTCATATTGGGTGACATCCTCGGGGTTGACTTCCAGTGTGTTTCCGTCGGCTATGTCGGTGCCACTCACAGCGAAGAAATCCCCGGTGACGTGAATGGTGCGGTCTCTGGGCATACTCTTGCTACACAAGCGTGTTAAAAAGGGGTTTGGCTATCGCCCTAACTCCCTTTCTAAGAAGCTCTTCATCTCTGTCTCGTGGTCATCAATTCTCGCGATCACCCGCTGTTGGTTCTCTGTGACAGCAAAGTCCTTCATGCGCTCCTCAATGCGGTCTAACTTCTCTGCGACGTCGTTGTTCACCGGACTAAAATCATTGGCGTTGGCGGGGGGCGAGCTACCAACACTCTCGTCACCTTCCCAAGCGTCCATGAGGTGCTGAATGAACTCATCTTTCGTCCGTCCGTCGTTCAGTTCGTCAAAGCGTTCCTTCGTGGATTCTTTGACGGACATGCTAGTCCACTCACTCATCAGTCTCGCCTCGAAGAGTGGAGGGCTGGTCAACGTGGACGAACACCCTGTCTGTCTCGTCGGTGCAGACGACGAGTCTTTGGCCGTCGTCAAGTTCCGAGAGCGGCCACTCGTTTCGGTATCCGTTGTCTATCCAGTGGTTCAGTTTTTCGCCACACACAGGGCAGTTTTCGAGTTCGTTCATTGGTGCCCCTCGTTGTGTTCCATGTCGTTCGGACACATTGCGATTTAATGCACACATTGAATCCACATTAACCTATGCATTGAGTTTGGATTACACCCGGTCTCGGTAGTATCTATCCCCGCATTTCGGGCATTTCCAGACGTCCATGTACATCGCCTGTTCTTCCACATATTCGTGTGTGGAGTCACAATACGCCCCACAGTCGCATTGATGCGGGTCTTCTAACCACGGGCAGAGGTTCTTGACGTCCTCAACATCGGTTGCTTTGTCCTTGATGTCGTCTAAGGAAAATTCACTCATTGGCTCTCCCGTACATATCCCCGCTTAGTCCACTAAACCGCCCGCCGAAGTTGACGTCTTCGAGTGCCATCGCCACGGAATCCAGTTGGTCGTCATGGGAGCCTTCAGGGAATGACGCCCATTCAGATTTGAAGTCGGACCAATCCATCTCAACCCCGGGCACACCCGACCAATCAATGAGTTTCACATTATGGTTGCTAAACGGCACGCTCAACCCGATAATGCGGTCTTCTTTCTTGCCTCTGGGGTTGTGGGGGATCGGCGTAAGTCCTTTCTCTTTTAGATGTGACTCAAACCACGCTTGGGCCTGCACTTTCTCGTATTTTACATGCCGAATCCCGAACCGGTCGATGATCTCGCGTATCCAGTTCGCCGCTGCACTCGGAGCCTGCCCACGCTTCCGCCAGACACCACAGAGATACGCTGTATGCTGTTGTGGGTCTTTGTTCTCCGCGACTAACGCGAGTGCCCAATAGTCTGTATCGTTGCTCTGTGCCTTCCGTGGGTTGGTCTCAACGCCAAGGTCAACAGCGACGTGCCACTTCCACGCCTGCCCCTCTAACACACTCGCCGGGACTTCTTCGAGCATGTCGTAGGTCAATAGACCAGCTCCAATTTCGACGAATTGCCCTTGGATTTCCTGTGCCCGTATCTCGTCAGGGAGGTCGCTGTCCATCGCTTGTTTGTAGTCCTCCGGTGTGTGTGGATTTGCTGAGGTCGGAACCCCGACAATTGCTAATCTATCGTTTTGCTCATACAGTTGTGCCTCTCCGTACGGTGTCGCATCAACGCCCTTGGCGAAGAACTCATATACAGAGTCCTTGCCTTTGGGCGTCGTTGTGACGTATAGGTTCCTATAATTGCCCGTCCGGAGGCGCTGCATGGCGATTTCCTGCGCTCGCTCTGGGACGGCCGTCCGTTCGTCTATCCACACCCATGAAAGATTCAACCCACGCAATCGCTCAATCGTCTTCTGGTTATCCGCGCTGAGGATGAGTGCTCTCGACCCATTCGGACTGTGTAACCCCGGTTCGTCAGAGTGTGAGCTGTTGTGTGTCCACTTGTCTAACAACCCGATTTCGCGCATTTCGGGGATGATGACGTTGATTACCATCTGTCGCGTTGGGGCGATAATCGCACCCATTTCCCCAGGGTTCCACCGCTCCATATTCAGGAACGTGCGAATAATCCCGGCGTAGGTTTTCCCTGCCCCGACACCAGAGACAAACCCGAGATATCGCTTAT